TACGCCAAGCTCGGTCGTTTACCAGCATGACCGGGGTTCGGGGCGATAGGGTGATCATTGATGATCCTATTTCTGCCGATGCCGCCAACAGTGACGCTAAGCTCGAAGCCGCTAAAATTTCATTTACCGAGACAATCCCCACCCGTGTTAACAGCGACAAATCGGCTATTGTTGTCATCATGCAGCGGCTTAATGAGCGTGATGTGAGTGGTGTTATCCTAAGCACTGGCCTTGATTATGTGCATCTATGCATCCCCATGCGGTATGAGCCTGATAGGCATTGCACGACATCTATCGGTTGGAGTGATCCGCGCACGGTGCCGGGCGAACTAATGTTCCCCGCCCGTTTTAGTGAAGCCCAGGTACAAGAACTAGAGCGCAGCCTAGGAAGTTACGGCACCGCTGGTCAGTTACAACAACGCCCTGCCCCTCGCGGCGGCGGCATCATAAACACTGACTGGTTCCGGTACTGGCAAGTTTTGCCTGCATTAGATTATCGTTTTATTACAATGGATACAGCGCAAAAAACTGGGCAACAAAACGACTACAGTGTCATGCAGTGCTGGGGTAGATCAACTATAGGGCAAGCCGTGTTGATTGATCAGTTGCGGGGCAAATGGGAAGCCCCTGAGTTGCTTATGCAGGCGCGTGCGTTTTGGCTAAAGCAGCAAGGCGATATGCGGCCAATGGTGCAACGTGCGGCATTGCGTGGGTTGTATGTTGAGGACAAGGTAAGCGGCACAGGATTAATACAGACCATGCGCCGTGAGGGGATGCCAGTGCTAGCCGTGCAACGCAATAAAGACAAGATAAGCCGCGCCTATGATGCCGCCCCGTTTATTGAGTCGGGCAACGTCATGCTCCCGCAAGATGCATACTGGCTGTCTGACTTACTGGCGGAAACATCTTCATTCCCCGCAGGAGCACACGACGATCAGCTTGATCCGATGTTTGACGCTATCGGGATTGTCCAGCGCACACAAGCAACTATCCCCGCTGAATCGTTTATGCCCTTGCCAACACGTCACAAATGGTGATAAGCAACGCATATGTTGGACAATGACAACGAAAACTTTAGAGAAATTTCAGAAGAAGCATTGTCACGTTTTGCAGACGTGCAAACGGCAATGCAAAAATGCCGTGATCAATGTTTAGAGGATCGTAAATTTTACTCGCTTTATGGAGCGCAATGGGAAGGCAATCTTAGCCAACAATTTGAAAATAAACCTAAATTTGAAGTAAACAAAGTTCACCTTTCGGTTCTGCGGGTCATAAACGAGTATCGCAACAACCGGATTACAGTGAATTTTGTCAGCAAAGACGGAAGTGAAACGCCGGATGATTTGGCCGATGTGCTTCAGGGGTTGTATCGTGCCGACGAACAAGACAGTGTTGCGGATGAGGCCTATGATAACGCCTTTGAAGAGTCTGTTGCGGGAGGTTTTGGGGCTTGGCGGCTTAGGGCCGATTGGGAGGATGACGCAGACCCAGATGACGATAGGCAACGTATAAAGATCGAGCCTATTTTTGATGCGGACACCAGCGTTTATTTTGATTTGGATGCAAAAAGACAAGATAAATCAGATGCTAAATATTGTTTTGTGGTGTATTCAATGACACCAAAGGCGTTTGAAAAACAGTTTGGAAAAGAAAATTCCCCCGCATCATGGCCGAAAGATTCACGCAAGACAAATTTTAATTGGGCGCGTCCTGATGTTGTTTATGTTGCAGAATATTACCTTGTCGAGGAAAAAAAAGAACCATATCAATTTTGGGAACACATTGGCGGTGACGTTGAAAAAATAAGCACAAAAACACTGAAAGAAAACCCCGAAAAAGAAGCTGAGCTTATTGCAACAGGCGCAACATTGCTTCGTAAGAAAAATTTTACTACAAAACGTGTGCGGAAGTATTTGTTATCTGGCAACGGCGTTTTAGAGGATTGCGGCTACATTGCCGGGCAATCCATCCCAATTGTGCCTGCGTATGGAAAACGGTGGTTTATTGAGGACATCGAATGGTGCATGGGCCATGTGCGGATGTCGAAAGACCCGCAACGACTAAAAAACATGCAGCTTTCCAAGCTGGCTGAAATTAGTGCTGTATCGTCCATTGAAAAGCCCATTTTTACGCCGCAGCAGATAGCCGGCCATCGAAATATGTGGGCTGATGATAATACTAAAAATTATCCTTATTTGCTTGTTAACCCCATAACGGACGCTACTGGCCAACAAGTGCCGACTGGCCCCGTAGGATATACTCGTAGCCCCGTTGTCCCGCCAGCGATGGCGGCCTTGCTTGGCTTAACCGAGCAAGACATGCAAGAGATCATGGGATCGCCGCAACAAGCGGAAAAGATGGTCAGCAATATATCTGGCAAAGCCGTTGACATGATCCAGCAGCGTCTTGACATGCAAACATTTATTTACATGAGCAATTTTGCCAAAGCCATGAAACGGTGCGGTGAAATATGGCTGTCGATGGCAAAAGAGCTTTACACGCAAGACAAACGCAAAATGAAGTACGTCATGAAAGACGAAAAAATTAAATCCGTTGAGCTAATGCGCCCGATGGTAAAAGATGATGTATTGTATTACGAAAACGATTTAACGAAAGCTAATTTTAATGTTGCTGTGGATGTCGGGCCATCGTCGAGCAGCCGTAAATCTGCCACGGTGCGCTCTTTGACTGGTATGCTACAAATCACCGACGATCCTGAAACAAAACAGGTCTTGCTAGCCACGGCCATGCTAAATATGGAAGGTGAGGGTATTAGCGATGTTAGGGATTATTTCCGTAAAAAATTAGTGCGTGCTGGTGTCGTTAAGCCGACTGAAACAGAAATTCAAGCGATGCAAGCGGAAGCACAAAATCAGCAACAAGATGCCAATACAATTTATTTACAGGCCGCTGCCGAAGAAGCTACGGCAAAAGCAACCAAGGCTCGTGCCGATACCGTGGAAACGCTGGCATCCGCCGGGCTTAAACGCGCCCAAACGGCCAAAACACTTTCTGACGCTGGGATACCTATTGGCGCCCAGTTGGAAACGGCAACCACTCAGCCGCCGATTGGGTGAGCATCCATAAGAGGAATCAATGGAAAACGAACAAAACTTTTTAGAAGCTGAGCAAAAACAAGAAATAGAAAACACAGAAAACAACGATCTAAAACAAGAGGCACAACAAAGCGAACAAGAGGAACAAGAGCAGATTGTCATTTCAATCGGCGATGAGCAGCTTGTAGAGCCTGAAGAAATAACCAAAGCCCCTGAATGGGTTAAGGAGCTTCGTAAAGCAAATCGTGAAAAAGAAAAAAAAATTCGAGAGCTTGAACAAAAACTTAACCAACAAACTACGCCAGAAAAAAAACGTGAGATTCTCGGAAAAAAACCTACGTTAGAAGACCATGATTATGACGCTGAAAAGTTTGAAGCTGCATTGTCTGACTGGGTAATACAAAAGCAACGTGTTGAACGGCAAATTGAAGAAGAAAAAAAAGCAGAGCAAGACCAAATTTTTGCATGGAATAAGCGATTGCAAGAATACGAAAAAGCAAAAGCAGAGCTTCCGGTAGAAGATTATGATGATGCTTTTAACAAAGTTTCCCAATTATTCAATCAAACCCAATTAGGAATAATTGTTCAGGGAGCGGAAAATCCAGCGTTGGTGATGTACGCTTTGGGAAAAAAACCAGAGAAAGCGGCAGAATTAGCTAAATTGTCCGACCCCGTAAAATTTGCCTTTTCGGTAGCTAGGCTGCAAGGAGAAATAAAAATGGGCAATGTTACGCGCAAGTCACCACCGCCGCCGCCTGAAACACGCATTGTTTCTGGAACTGGGCGTAGCAATGTTGATAAAAATCTTGAGGCGTTAGAACGCGAAGCAGACCGCACAGGCGATCGAACAAGAGTATATGAATACAAAAGGCAATTAAGAATGCAAAAATAGTTATTGATATTTTTTGTAATTTGTATAAGCTGCCTTACGGTTCGCCACCTTAAGGCAGTTTATGCATAGAGGCCACCCGCTCTAGTGGTGAGAATTGAAATAAAGTTTTTTCAACTCACATTTTAAACACTGGAGATTTTATGGCTAATGCCTTTTCTAAAGAAGAGCGGGTCGCGTTTGAAGAATTAGGAGAAAAATTTGAAGACGCGCTTGTAATGCTTTCTAATACGTCTGTGTATCGCACGGATCAAACCATGATGGCGCGTGCTAATGATACTATTTCGCGGCCAATGCCTTATATTATCCCGTCTTACGACGGCACGGATCAGACAAACAATTTTAACGACGTTGTTCAGTTGTCTGTTCCGGCGCAGATCAACATCAGCAAAGGTTCTCCTTGGGTGATGACAGCTCAGGATTTGCGGGATGCGCTGCAAGAAAAACGGCTTGGTGATGCTGCCATGCAGCGACTTGCAACGGACATCAACTTAGCCATTCTTGGCGTTGCTTGCAACCAAGGAACCGTTTTCATTAAGCGCACTGGTGCAGCTTCTGGGTTTGATGATGTGGCCGCTATCGACACTGCTTTTAATGAGCAGGGTGTGCCACAAAACGGCCGATACCTTGCCTTGTCTAGCCGTGATTACAACAACATGGCTTCTAACTTAGCTGCGACGACTCGCTCTTTTGGTGATAAAATTTCCAATGAAGCATTACGCCGTGCATATGTTGGCAATGTTGCTAGTTTTGAGACATTTAAACTAGATTACGGCATTCGCAAGGCTGCTGCTCTCGGTTCTGCGATTACCATCAGCACTTTGCCTGCAGGTGGTAACGTTTATGTGCCATTGGCCACTTCGGCGGCTGCTACTGGTCAGGCTTCCAACGTCGACAATCGGTTCCAGCGAGTTACGGTAAACAGCACCACTAACGTGGCAGCTGGTGATGCGTTCACGATTGCAAACGTCAACGCTGTGCATCACATTACCAAGGGCGATACTGGGCAGCTAAAAACTTTCCGTGTCATTAGTGTGGATTCCGCCACAACAATGACTATTAGCCCGCCCTTGATTACCAACCAAGGTGGCTCGCCAGCAGAACGGCAGTATCAAAATTGTGTGGTAACGGCAACGTCAGGAACGGCGTCTATTGTGTTTCTTAACACAGCGCCTGGTGTCATGAATCCTTTTTGGGTAAAGGACGCTATCGAAGTGCTGCCCGGTCGGCTGGAAATGCCAACCGATGCGGGACTGGCCGTGGAAAGACTTACCGTTAACGTGCCCGGTAAAACCATTAAAGGGGTTGAACTTGTTATGAGTAAGTCGGCAGACATTAATACATTGAAAACTAAATACCGTTTGGACGTTTTGTTTGGAGTTGTTAACAAGCAACCCCAAATGTCCGGCATCATGATGTTTTCGCAACTTTAATCGGAAAAGGATTATTAGTCATGTCAAACGTTTTAACTTCTTCCGGCTACGTTACTCTGACAATCCCGGGCGGTTCGTCCCTAGCGGTATACACCCAAGGGCAAGCCCAGGTGTTGCAAGTACAGGTTGCTCCTAACTTCCCCAACACCACTACGTCGCTTGGTTACGTTACCAATACGCAAACTATCTTTGGCCCGTTCACAACGGCCACGGTTGTAGCCATTGATAACAAGACCGATCTGCGGGTGTTCTATGAAATTGGAACCGCTCCACGGGTGCAACAAGAGCGTCTTCTGACTATGTTTGGGATTTCTCCCGGTGCATTGAACGCTACCGGAACCCTGACTGCAGAACTTTGCTTAAATGGCATCGTCACCTCAACTACGGCGGCGGCGGTTACGGCTACGCTTGATACCGGGACAATCTTTGATGCTAAATCCACTTTTAACGTGGGTGATGCGTTCTTGTGGTCGGTTATCAATACTGGTGCAACCAACGCCTTTACGGTGACAGCTTCTGCTGGTCACACGCTTCAAGGGACTGGTGTAGTTGCCCTGACCAGTTCTGGATTGTTTTTAACTACAAAGACCGCAGCTAACACGTTTGTTACTTATCGTATGAGTAGCTAAGCTGAATGAAACGAAGGGTGGGCTGGCTAACGGCCCACTTCTTTTAAAGGAGTTTTTATGCCGCTCAAAAAGGGCAATAGCCCTAAAACAATTTCTGCCAACATCAAAAAAGAAATGAAGTCGGGCAAGCCGCAAAAGCAAGCTGTTGCCATTGCTTTGAGTGCAGCCAAAAAAAGCAAGAAAGGAAAAAAATGAGTGATTTTCCTACGATTGTTTATCGTTGCCCTGGGCCACATTTTGGGCCTGCTGGTACGACATACGAAAGCATTGGTGTTGCGAATCTAGCACAATTAGAGCAAAGCCACAGCGAAGGATATTTTAGCACGTTGCAAGAGGCCGTTGATAATTTTAAAAATCCTCCAAAGGAGAAAGAGAATATTATTGATGACAGCGCTCCTCCGACCCGCGACGAACTTGTAAAAAAAGCAGAAGAACTTGGGATTGATGTTGATTTGAGATGGGGAGATAAAACATTATTGGCAAAGATTGAGCAGAAATTGGCAGGCAAGTAATGGCTTATACATGCCGAGAATTTGTGCAGGCTGGATTTGAAGAGATAGGGTTAGCGTCCTATATTTTTGACTTGCAACCTGAGCAGCTACAATCGGCATTACGTCGCTTAGACGCAATGATGGCGGATTGGAATGGAAAAGGAATCCGCCTTGGCTATCCTATTCCAAGTACGCCACAAGCAAGCAATTTAAACGCTTCTACCAATGTACCTGATTGGGCCAATGAAGCTGTTATAGCTAATTTTGCCATTCGTCTCGCGCCTATGTTCGGAAAAACTGTTTCTCTTGATACAAAAACTACGGCTAGAGAAAGTTATAATACTTTGTTGGCACGGGCTGCTGCGCCTATTGAACGCCAGATGCCTGCCAATATGCCAGCGGGAGCCGGTAATTATCTTATAAGTGAAGAGAATTTTCTTTCGCCACCTGTTGATTATGTTACAACTGGCGGTGAAGGCGTTTTGGAGTTTTAGGGGAATTTATGCCATATATTAATCAACTACCGCTCCTTGACTCGGTTACAGGTGGAGACCAATTGCCAGTGTACAACACAAACAATGGTGATGCCCGGAGGTTGCCAATCAGTGCATTGTTAACGTATTTTCAAGAAAGCTTTGCCGCCCCTACTGTTGCAACTAACCTATACACCCCAAGCACTGGTTTTAACATTACTGTTCCGACTCCTGCATCAGAACAACAGTGGATTATCCTGCAACCAGCAGGGACACTGGCAACGGGGACTGTGACGTTGCCCCTAAATACTGGCGTTCCCGATGGAACAACTGTTTTTATCTCGTCAACGCAGCAAATAACCTCATTCACCATTGCCCTTAATGGCGCAACGGCTGTTTTTGGTGCGCTCACATCGCTTCCGGCCGGGGCTTCGACGGTATTGCGTTTTTACAGGACAACTAACAGTTGGTATCAGATTAACACGGATGCGGTTTATGGCACCGGGGTTGCCGCTTGGCTGGCCACGCCTAGCAGTGCCAACCTTGCCGCTGCTGTAACGGGAGAAACAGGAACTGGTGCGTTAGTGTTTGGAACGTCTCCAACACTTGTGACTCCTGTTCTTGGTGATGCAATGGCTACAAGTCTAACAGCAACAGGGAATATTGTTGTAAATGGCACCGGGAAGCAAGGATATGCGACGGGATCGGGCGGCACTGTAACCCAAGGCAGTGGGTCTGGGAAAGCTACGGCGGTTACTTTAAGCAAGACCAACGGTTCTATCACCACGGATGCTGCTAGCCTTGCCGCTGGCACGGTGGTGTCGTTTGTTTTAACTAACACAACCATTGAAGCTGGTGATGTGCTCATTTTAAACCACATTAGCGGGGGCACGGCGGGGGCGTATACCTTGAACGCTCAAAGCGCGGCAGGATCAGCTACAATCAATATCCGTAACGCCACGGCTGGTGCTTTAGCAGAAGCAATTGTGTTGCGTTTTGCCGTTATTAAAGCAGTTTCAGCGTAAAAGGAGCAATTATCATGCCAAACATTATCAAAAGCAGAGATCAGCTTAACAGGCTTAATGTTGAAAGTTTTGATACCACAACGGGCGGTACCACGGCAGCAACTGCCTTAAACATCCAGTGCGGGACTACGGGTGCCAACGTGCTGGTTAACGTCAATGGATTCCGTGCTTAAAAATGCAGATACCGATTATTAGCGGCATTTATACTGACGAATCCGCTAATATTCGGACAAGTTATCCTATCAACATGATGCCAGTATTAAAAAAATCTGGGATTAGCGACGGATTTTTGCGACCAGCGGAAGGAATAGTTTCGGTTGGTACCGGGTCGGGTATAGACCGGGGAGGAATTGTTTGGAAAGGCACGCATTATCGCGTTATGGGGTCAAAACTGGTTTCAATCGCCGATAACGGAGTGATAACGGAATTGGCCGATGTTGGGTTTGTTAATGATACTTATGTAACTTTAGACTATAGTTTTGACCTTTTGGCAATTGTTTCTGAAGGTAAATTGTTTTACTGGAACGGATCACTGCTTACGCAGGTCACCGATCCTGATTTGGGAACGGTTAATGACGCTGTATGGGTTGACGGATACTTTATGACTACGGATGGCGTTAATTTAGTTGTTACTGAATTGACCGATCCAACGCAAGTTAATCCTTTAAAATATGGATCATCGGAAATTGATCCTGATGATATTGTTGCTCTTTTAAAGATTCGCAATGAAATATATGCTTTAAACAGGTATAGCATTGAAATTTTTACCAACATTGGCGGTGAATTTTTTCCGTTTCAGCGTATTGAAGGTGCGGAAATTCCCAAGGGAACAGTTGGAACTTATGCTTGTTGCGTGTTTATGCAGACGCTAGCTTTTCTTGGCAGTGGAAGAAACGAATCTCCTGGGATTTATCTTGGTGAAAATTCCACGGCTAAAAAAATTAGTTCTCAAGAAATTGATTATATTTTAGAGCAGTATACAGAAGAAGAATTATCTCAAGTTAAACTTGAAGCGCGAAACGATAAATCGCATCAGCATCTTTACGTTCACCTACCGGACAGAACTTTAGTTTTTGATGGGGCAATAAGTCCAGAAATTGGGCAGGCCGTTTGGTTTGTGTTAACAAGTACGTTAAATAGTTTTGAAAAATACCGGGCGCGAAATTTTGTATGGCACAACAATAAATGGTTTGCTGGAGATACTGAAACGGCATCAATAGGGTATTTCTTGGAAAATGTTAGCAGCCACTGGGGGAATAAAACACGCTGGGAATTTAGTACATCCATTGTATACAATGAAGGGAATGGCGGCTTGTTTCACGAACTAGAGCTTGTGTCTCTTCCGGGGCGTGTTTTAACAGGCTTGAATCCTCAGCTAAGTACCAGCTATTCGACGGATGGTATGTCATGGAGTCAAGAACGATTTATCAGTGCTGGAACAACTGGGGCTA